TGCTCCGTACATTCCGTTGATCCAAACTCCTTTGGTATACGATCCGGTCAACTTTACTCCACGTCGTGGTGTAATGACCCGTTATGCTAAGAAGATGGTTCGTCCAGAATTCTACGGAAAAATCTCTGTATCCGGTACAGCAGACCTTTAATTCTGTTAAGGATAACACAAAATTTAAGAGGGGTTCGTTTGAACCCCTCTTTTATTTATAACGATTACTATGGTTGATGTATATTTATAGACATGGATGAAACAGAGAATACTGAAGAGAACAGTGAGGAGAATATAGAGGAAGTAGTAGAACAAACCGAGCAAATTGAAAATGTTGAACTAGAACGTGTTAGATGGGATGGAAAACTTAGTTCACCGATAGGTAAAACTCCGTTTGGTTTTTTTGATACGGATTCTGCATTCGTTGGATTTGCTCCAAGGGCAGCTGATTGGGCTGCAAAACGTCTTGGGTTTCCTATTGTAGATGTGGAAATGATCGATGTTCAATTTTATGCTTGTTTTGAAGAAGCAATAACAGAGTATAGTTCACAGGTAAATCAATTTTCAATTAAACAAAATTTATATAGTTTAAAAGGAACATCCACGAGTGTAAATTTAACTACAACAGTAATGAATACACAACCACTTCCATTTTATTTAAAATTGTCGGAAGCATATGGTGCGGAAGTTGGAGTTGGTGGTAATGTAGATTGGAGAAAAGCAAGTTTGAAAGTAAAAGCAGGTGTCCAAACTTATGATTTACAAGGATTGTTTAATCAGTATTACATTTGCCCAAAAACAGGTGAAAAGAAATTAGAAAGAATTGAAGTCAAAAGAATTTGGCATCATCCACCTCCTGCTATGAATAAAATATACGATCCAATGTCTAATTCTGGTATGAGTCATTCAAATTTATTAAATGAATTCAATTGGAACGGAATGTCACCAATAGGAACTCAATTTTTACTGCGTCCTGTTAATGAAGATTTAATGCGTTTACAGGCAATCGAATTTAATGAACAAGTAAGAAAAAGTGCATTTGGATTTGAAGTTATTAATAATAAATTGACTTTACTTCCTGTTCCACAAAAAGATTTTACTTTATGGTTTGATTATGTATATAAAAGAGAAAGAGATTTAGCAGCCGTACAAGGATATGTGGATGCCGATGAATTCAACACAATGCCAAAAACTCAAACTCAGGTTACCGAAGAAACAACTCAACAAGTGGTTGCGACAGAAACACAAAAAGGACTAGATGATGGTCAAAAATCTACAACTGAACAAACAAGTTCAGAAAATAGTTCTACTAACGCAGATTTAAGTGATCAAAAGTTACCACCTTCAAGTCTGGATACAAATGTAACAGATGTAAGTAATGCTCCATATGAATTTCACAATTTCGGAACAATTAACGATGTGGGGAAGAGGTGGATAATGAAATATTATTTATCATTGTGTAAAGAACTTTTAGGAGCAATTCGTGCTAAATATCAAAGTATTCCGATTCCTGGTGGAGAAACATCACTTGATGGTGCTGAATTAAGAGCAGAGGCACAACAAGAAAAAGAAACTTTAATTACAGAATTGAGAGAAGACCTTGAAGTAACAAGTCGCAGTACGACAAGTGAGCAATTAAATCAGGTGTCGGATAATTTACAAGAAAATCTAAAGAAAGTACCAAACTTTTTATACATAGGATAATGGAAAGATCAAAAGGTAGATACTATTCACGAAGAGATGTCCGTTTTATGAATAGCTTAAACGGTGAATTGATGTTGAACATTATAGAACAACTAATCGTTGTATATAAAATAAATCCAAGTCAGACCAAGTCTACTATCTATGGAGAATCAATGGATAAAGTTTATTATCCTGGTATAGAAACAAGTTGTTTAGTAGAATCTGATCCACAATCAACAAGTTACGAAGGATTTGGTCCGGATGTCAAAAAAGGAACTATATTCAGATTTCATCAAAAATTGTGTGAAAATAAAGATATGTATCCTGAAATTGGTGACATTGTGATGTGGGAAAATGCTTTCTTTGAGATTTCTAATATCGTTGAAAATCAATTTTTAGGTGGTCAACCAGAAAAGAATTATAGTTTACTATGTAATGCACACATGACACGCAAAAGTAAATTGAACATTTTACCGAGGGCTCAATAAATGGACTATGCTAATGTAAATAATCCTTTTATTACTCTACGGAATCATAAAACTGATAAAGAATTTACTGTAGATTTAAGTAAAGATGTTCCTAATGTTTCTAATGATCCCAATATGTCTAATCTTAAAAAGTCTGATCATGCTTTATATTCTGATAATCGTGCGGAAAAATTAAGATGGGGAGATGATGTAAAAACATTCGGTAATTATGCAATTACATTAGTTGATATTGATAATATTATTTATGAATATTTTACAAAAGTAATAAATCCAACTGTAACAGATACAAACAATTCAAAAGTAAGTGTACCTGTTCGTCATGCTTCTCCTGAAAGATGGAGTGCGATTCAAAGTGATGGTAGATATCGTGATGACAAAGGTCAGTTACAAAGACCTGTAATAATTTTCACACGAACTGGTGTAGCAAAAGATGATACATTTGTTACATTCAATAGATACTTAACAGCACCATTTGTTAAAAAATTTAGTAGCAAAAACACATACGATAGATTAAGTTTACTTAATCAAGCACAACCATTACACGAAGTGCACAATGTTACATTTCCTGATCATGTAGTTTTAACATATGAGTTTACACTGAACACAGAGTATGTTCAGCAAATGAATCAATTAATTGAAACTATAAGTTTTGCTGATAATGATTATTGGGGTGATCCAACTAGATTCAAGTTTCGTGCAAATATAGATTCATTTTCAAACTCAGTTGAAGTTCCAAGTGATGATGATAGATCAGTTAATTCAACATTTACTTTGACTGTAAATGCTTATTTACTTCCGTTGGTATTTAACAATAAAACAAATGTACAAAGAGGATTAAGTACTAGAAAAGTATTATGGGGAACTGAAATAGAAAGCATAAACTCATTGGATAATAAATCAGAAAGCACACAACGAGAATTAGAAATTTCTTCCAAGGCAAAACAAAATACATTTGAAAAACAACTTTTATTAAATAGAAAAACAAAAAAAGTATATCTACGCCACCAAGATTCTAATAAATTCATAATCAGAATTTGGAATGATTTTGATGAATATGTAATAAACATAGAAGGAAGAAACTATCCAATTTATATAAACGAATTAACGAATTCTATATTATGGGATGTGGGAACAAATGAAACTGGATTGTTACCAAATGAAACTCATACAGTAGAACACGAAAATGGTAAAGTTTTTAATATAATTACTCAACAAGAACTGGGTACTTTAATAATAGAATTTATTTAATATTTTAATTGAATTAGTGTAATTTATTTGATACCATATAAATATGGAAAATAATAATCAATGTAAAATTACCGATGACGAAAAATCTGAATTAGTTGAATTAAATGCAGAATATCAAACTTTGCTATTATCAATGGGTGAACTTATGGTAAACGAAGTTAGTTTAAAAGAAGAATTAAAGTCATTAAAAAATACCAAAAAAAAGTATAAAGAATCACTTGCTCACTTTAAAAACAAAGAGAAAATTTTCTCAGATAGACTAACTAAGAAATACGGTACAGGAGATTTAGATATTTCTTCTGGAATTTATCTTAAAAGTTAGTATTTTAGATAAATATTTAATTTTGGAATTTTTTGCGTATATTTATTTTAAAAGTTTCACATTTTAACCATTAACAACTCAATATAGGAGAAACCCAAAGATGGCAGAACGTATAGTAAGTCCGGCAGTTTTCACCAATGAAATCGATTCATCATTCTTGGTAGAAGGAATTGGTGCAATTGGTGGTGCGATAGTAGGTCCTTTCACAAAAGGTCCAGCATTCTCACCAACCATTGTAACTAGCATTAATCAATTAGAGGCACTTTTCGGTGTACCTCAAGGTATATATTACCAACCATACACCGCACGTGAATATCTTCTTCAACAAGGAGTAGTCACAATCGTAAGAACTGGTGCTCTTGAAGGTTGGTACAACGAAAATGCCCTTGCAATTAAAGCAAGTTATGTATCAGGAAGTTTAGATAACGATTATTTAACAGACGCAGAAATTCAAGAACTTATTCAGTCTGATAAAGACGAAGATAAAGCAGAAGGTGTTAGACAAAGAGAAAAGAAAAACAACATCCTCAATGAAGGTGAAGTTGAAGTCGGTGATGTTCCACAAGAAGCAATCATCGGTATTTTGGCAAATACTTTAAAAGAAAAGAATGAAGACGGATCATTGATTCTCAAAACTGATTTAGCATCTCCACGTCAAACAAGTATTGGATTTTATGGTTCATACTTAAACGATGCAGACGGAAACAAAGTTTCTTATCTTGATATTGATGAAGATAACTTATCCGGACAAATAGTTTTAAGACAAGTATTTAATGAACAAGATAGTGCAAGTGGTAATAATGTATTAGAACCAACTGATTTGGGAACATTTAATTTCAGCATCGATCCAAGTTCACCAAATAGTTTGCAAAACATTTTTGGTCGTGCACCTCAAAGAAATGTAAAACCTGCGTATTTTACATCATACTTTGAAAGTACACAAAATTTAATTTATGATTTGATTTGGAATCATAGTGCTAAATACCAAATTTCCATTGAAGTTGATAGTAAATTCTTAAACTTCTCACATCAATTGGGTGATGCTGATGGAGACGGAATTGTAAATTATCAAGATTCTGATTATGCGTATCCTCCATTTGACGGAGCAGGAAAAGGAGCACACGCTTGTCGTCCTGCTACTACACCTTGGATTATGTCACAGGAAATCAGTGGTTCACGATATGAATTGTTTAGATTTCATACTCGTAGTTATGGTCAATCTGCTAATCGTGAAGTAAAAGTTGGTATTTACAATGTTAAAACTCCTGGAACTCTTGATGGTACTGAGTATGGTACATTTAGTGTCATAGTTCGTGGTTTTAACGATGACGACAAAACTCAAGATGTTATTGAAGAATTTAGAGATGTAACACTTGATCCATTGAACGCAAGATATCTTCCTCGTATTCTTGGTGATCGTTTTACGTACATTAATGAAATGGGTAAAGTTATCGAACGTGGTGATTATCCAAACGGAAGTAATTGGATTCGTGTTGAATTGCCAAAACAAAGTATAGCACCAACACAATCAATGCCATATGGTCACCAAGCATATCAATGCCCATTTGGTGGTGGTGTAGATTTACCAGAACCACAATACTCTTATGCTTCTCAATATTCACGTGTTCCTAAAAGATACTTCTGTGGAGCAGTTTTCAATGAAACTTCTCCGGACGGAGTTATCAAACTTCCTGAGTGGAGTAAAGATACTCGTGAGTTGTTTTCACCAATTCCTGGTGATCCAAATGATCCTGACACATTACCTGGTTCTGCCGGTGAAGGTTTCTTTATGGATCAACCTGGTACAATCACAGTTGATATTGACGGAATTCTTACAACAGAAACTTTTGAACCAATTCCAACTGTTCCTTCAAGTGCCAATGCTGAATCAGACGCACGTGGGCATCGTAGATTCTTGGTCGGTTTCCAAGGTGGTGAAGATGGAGATTCTCCTGTTCTTCCGGTGATGTTGGGTGAAGACATTCGTTCTGACAATGTTCAAGGTATGGATTGTAGTAAACGTTTTAGTACAGGTACTCAATCATACGAAAGAGCATTTAAAGCACTTAGTAACCAAGATGAATTCGATATCAACCTTCTTGTAACACCTGGTCTTTCATTAGACTTACATAGAAGTGTTATCAACATGGGTGTTGATCTATGTGAAACTCGTGAAGATTGTTTCTACATTCTTGATTGTGTTCAAGCACTTGGTCAACCTGGACTTGTTGACGAAGCAGTAACAATGGCATCTACAATTGATAGTAATTACGCCGCAACATATTATCCTTGGGTTAAGATTATTGATCCTGCTACTAATGCGTTGCAAATATTTCCACCGAGTGCAGTTATGCCAGCAGTTTTTGCGGCCAATGATAAAACCGCTGCTGAGTGGTTTGCTCCCGCGGGTCTAAATCGTGGTGGTCTTGAAGGTGCAGTTAGTGTAATGGATCGTCTTACATTCGGAGAAAGAGATACTCTTTATGAAGGTAAGGTTAATCCTATTGCTCAGTTTCCTGGTCAAGGTATCGTAGCATTCGGTCAAAAGACACTTCAAAGAAGAGCATCTGCACTTGACAGAATCAATGTTAGACGTCTCTTGATTACTCTTAAGAAGTTTATCGCAAGTACATCACGTTATTTGTTATTCGAACAAAATACCGCTGCGACTCGCAATAAGTTCTTGGGTATCGTTAATCCATACTTAGAAGGTGTTCAACAAAGACAAGGTTTGTATGCGTTCAATGTTATCATGGACGAATCAAACAATACTCCTGACTTGATTGACAGAAATGTTCTTTACGGACAAATCTTCTTGCAACCAGCACGTGCGGTAGAATTTATCATACTTGATTTCAACGTACAAGCAACTGGTGCAGCTTTTGGGTAAGATAAAACTATAACTTAAAAATAAAAAAAACCCTTCTTCGGAAGGGTTTTTTTGTAAATATATATTTATAAGAAATGAACAACAATTTAACAGACATCGTAATTGATATTCAATACAAAGAATTTGTGGACTTTGTGAACGAACATAAACTCACAGAACATCCTTATTTGATAAATGAAATTGCAATACCTGGTAAATTAAAAAAGATTTGGGGATTTATAAAAGAATTAAAAAGTAAGTTATCTATAAAACTAAAAGACTTATTGAGTTTGTTTAAGAATAAACTTGTATTTAAATTTTTTGCGAAGATAAAATTCAGTATGGATTATCTTTTTAAGTTAGTTAAAGCAGGACACAAAGCATACAAACAAGTCATAAAGGTAATAGGTGAATACATAGCAAGTACTAAAGTTGGTAAGTGGACTGAAGAAAAACTTAAAGACTTAGATGCGTTTTTAGCAAAACACCCCAAAACAAAAAGAATCGCAGGATTCGCAGTTGCTGGTATATTAGTATACATTTGGTTAAACATGACATTCACAGGTAATGCAGATTATGACTTTGATATGGGAGACATGATAATGGCATTGGGTGGGGGTTTTACATTATCTAAATTATTTGCAGGTCCTGAAGGAATGGCATTATTAACTTTGTTTGCAACTGGAGTTCTAGGATTATCATTTCCATGGCCAGGACCACAACATCTGCAATTTATTGGTGCAGTTGTATACGGTTCCGCAAAACTTGTTGGAAAGAAGTTGACGAGGGAAAAAAATAAATAAATATATTTTTTATTTAATTTACTATTTATGTATAATGTTTTACTGAAAAACGACTTTTCAAAAAACTTAACAATATTTATTTAAAGAAATTACAACCTAACAAAATTTGGAGAAATAACAATGGCAGAAGTAATAGATGTAAACGAAATGTTCTTTACGGCATTTGAACCGAAAACCGCAAATAGATTTATCATGTATATGGATGGATTACCAGCATACATCATCAAGTCTGTTACACGTCCTAACCTCAATATTGATCCTGTGACAATTGATCACATCAATATCAAAAGAAAACTCCGTGGTGGTAAAGCAGAATGGCAGGACATCACAATGACACTTTATGATCCGGTTGTACCTAGTGCTTCTCAGGCTGCAATGGAATGGATTCGTCTTTCTCACGAGTCTGTAACCGGTAGAAATGGTTATGCCGACTTCTATAAGAAAGACTTAACAATTAATCTTCTTGGACCTGTCGGTGATAAGGTCGAAGAATGGACAATTAAGGGTGCTTTCTGCACCTCAGTTAACTTCGGAACATTAGATTGGTCAACAGGTGATCCATTGAATGTAGAATTGACTGTTGCGTATGATTACGCAATTCTTCAATACTAAGAAAATAAAAACTTGGTTGTATTTAAAAAAAAAACTCCCTTCGGGGAGTTTTTTTGTTTTTGTATATATTTATAGATACAATGAAATCTGAAAAACTTAGAAACGAAATATTGTCACTTTTTGAAGAAATCAAAAGTGAGAAAGTAAACGAACTTCAATTAGAAGGATTAAGTAGTGCATATGCCAAACTTGCTGGTTTCTTGATTAAACAAGCAAAAGGTGGAAAGTTTCTAAGAAATTATGATATAGATACAAACGCAGGACGAATGGTATTTAAAACTGCAAGTGGAAAAAAAATTATTTTCAATGATATGAAAATGGGTGTAACTGCAAATAAAACATGGAAAGGTAAAAAGAAAGGTGATTTCTTTAGTTACAAAGACCATGACAAAATTTTAAAATTTGCACTTGCTGACATTTAATTAGATACTTTTCGTTTAAAAATTTTTATTCTTGAATATGTATATATATTGGTATATATTATACTAATATTTTAAAAAGGTTATAATTTTATGGAAAACGAAGATAGTATTAAAATCCCAGAAGAAGTACGTCAAGCAATGCAAAATGATGTACCAACAGCTGATACAACAACTAAATCAACCCAGCAAGTTCGCACACCCGAACAAACTGCGTTCCAACAAACAGATGCAGTTCAAAAAACTGAGTATCCAAGTGAAGTGGTAGATTTACCAAGTAAAGGTTGGTTCTACGATCAATCAAGTCCACTTGCAAGTGGTCGTATTGACATTAAGTATATGACTGCAAAAGAAGAAGATATTCTTACAAGTCAGAACTTAATTAAGAAAGGCATTGTTCTTGATAAATTACTTGAGCAACTTATTATTACACCTGGTGTAAAGTTAGACGACATTTTAGTTGGTGATAAAAATGCTATTTTTATTGCGGCTCGTGTTCTTGCTTATGGTAAAGATTACAAAATTAAGTTTAAAGACCCATCCACGGGTGACGATGTAGAAGATTCTATTGACCTCACACAAATAGATCCTCGTGAAATTGACTTTAATCAATACACACGTGGTGAAAACATTTTTGAATATACATTGCCACATAGTGAACGAGTAGTACATTGGTCATTGTTAACACATAGTGATGAACAAGCAATTGATGCAGAAATGAAAGGAATGAAGAAGTTCTCTAAAAATAAAAATGAAACTTCTGAAGTTACCACCCGTTTAAAATATGTTATCAAAGCATTAGATGGTGACGATGATCGTGCACGAATCAAAAGTTTTGTAGACAAAGAGTTGCTTGCACGTGATAGTTTGGCATTTCGTGAGCATATCAAGGAGAATACTCCTGACTTGAATATGACATTTAACTTTGAGTCGGAAGACACTGGATATACGGAAAGGATGACGATCCCACTCGGGGTCGACTTTTTTTACCCTTCCACCGGAGTATAGAATAGGACTCCACGAAGAGATTTTTAATCTCTGTTATTATAGTGAAGGTGCTTTTAATCAAAGCATCGTGTATAATATGCCTATTTATTTGCGTAGGTTTTATTCAAGAAAATTATTAGATGTAAAAACCAAAGAATCTGAGCAAGTAAAATCTGCTCAAAGCAAAGCAAAATCAAGTTCATCTGCACCTCGTTCTAAGTCGTCATTTAGGTAGTCGTTTTTCCACATAAATTTCCATAGACATATATTTATACATGGATATATGTACACTCTCTGGAATTTATATTATGGAAAATAAAAAAACTAATAAAAAACAACCTCTAAATGAAGAGCAAATAATCAACGAGTTCTTTGGAAAATTGGTAACTGCAATTTTTAATAACAAAGCAAATAAGTTATCAAAAAAAGCATTTAGTGATCCACGATTGACTAACCTATTTGACAAGTATGTTGAAGATACAAAAAAGTTTAAAGAGGAATTAAAACGTATTGGTTATACAAGTCGTGAAGATTTAAAAACTGCTATAAATAAAAATCCAAGACTTAAACCATTTGTTGATGTTTAATATTTAATTCATGGATATTTTAGACGTAAACGATTTTACAAGCCAACTACAAAAGTCGGTTAAGGACAATCTTACGCCTGAAATTACAAAAGTAAGTGATATTACAAAACAATTTAAAGATTCTGTAATTGAAGGAAACTGGGAGGTTGCAGTAGATTTTGTTGGAAGTGACAAAGTAAAGCAAATCAATGCAGACCTCACAGGTAGTAGTGCGTATTACGAAAAAATTAAAAAAGAAACTGCATTAATAAACATAGATTTAAAATCTGCAAATGGTATATCTGCACAGAAAAATATAATTGATGATAAACAATTAGAGTTATCTCAACGAATTGCAACCGCCCGAGATTTAATCAAAGAATCTAATGAACAAACAATTCCATCATTACAAGCACAAATTCAACAAGAGCAAACCAAGTTATCGTTGCTTAAGTTAAATGATTCAAATTATGCATCTCAGTTGGATAAGGTTACTGAGTTGGAGGAATCACTTGGGCAAGAAAATCTACGTACCGCAGATTTAATAGGTCAACAACAAGCACTTATTAAATTAAGAGATGTAGATTTACAGAAAATAAACGAAATTGTTGATAGTGGTGGTCAGATGTCTGCCATTTATACAAAACTAGGTCAGTATAATGCCGACTTAATAAAATCATCCGAGCAAAATTTAGAAGTAAATAAAGACTTACGAGATGTTATGATGGAAATGGGTGATAGTAAAAAAGACCTTACTGCTGGAGCAAAGGATATAATGGATGAATATTCCAGTGGGTTCGACAATATTCAAAAAGGACTACAAGGAGCATTAGATAAAATACCACTTGTAGGTGGAATGTTAAATGCTATGGTAAAAGGTCCACTTGATGAAGCAGTATCTGTTGCTAAACTGGGATTGGCACAAAGTTTTCTAGACGCAACGAAAAACGCAGGAGGTCTGGCTGCTGGTACCGTTGCAATAAAAGCAGGATTCTCAGGAATGGCAACTGGACTTGCATCGGTAGGAAAAGCAATGCTTGGTATGTTGGTTAATCCTATATTTTTAGCATTGGCTGCGTTTGGTGCATTTGTTGCATTGCTTGCAACTGCATACAGTGAACTTGGTAAAATACAAGATGCTGGAGAAGATTTTAGAAAAACATTAGGAGCAAGTGCGGCGGATACACTTAGAATTCGTGATGCAATGGCAAATGTACAAACTCAGTATAAACTTTTTGGAATAGGAATTGAAGAAGCAAAAGAGGCCGCAACTGCACTTGGTGAAGAATTTGCAAGTCATCAATTTATTCAAGAAGATACCATTGCAACGGTTGCATTATTAGGAAAAACATTTGGTATAGCCGCAGATACAAGTGCAAAGGCAATTGATACTATGTTGAAACTTGGATCAAAAACTGCATCGGATGCAACCAAAAATATTATGAAGATGCAAGGTATGGCATCTAGGTATGGATTAAGTTTTGCAAAGATAATGGACGATGTTGCTAACGCAAGTGAAGAATCTATGTTATTTGCAAAAGGCAACGCACAAAATTTAGCAAAAGCAGCCGTTGAAGCAAGAAAGATGGGAACAACATTAGATGAAATGGCAAATTCGGCTGATCGTCTTTTGGATTTTGAAAGTAGCATAAATGCTCAAATGACTGCAAGCACAATGCTTGGTAGAAATATTAATTTAAATCGTTTGCGTCAACTTGCAATGGAAGGTGATGCCGAAAAAATGGCAAAAGAGCAACTTAAAATTTTAGAGCAACAAGGTGGTCTTCGTAATTTGAATCGTTGGCAACAAAAAAGTTTAGCAGAAGCAATGGGGATGGAGTTGAATACATTATACAAAATGGAATCAACTGAAAGACAACGAGCAGAAAGACTTGCGAATTTAGAGATTCTTAGAAAAGCCGGAAACAAAAATGCAATTGCGGAACTTGCAAAAATAAATAAAGCAGAAGAAGTAAAAAATGAAACTGCATTGCAAACACTTGAAAGAACTTTAGAAGAAAACAGAAAATTAGAAGATCAGAAAAAAATTCAGGATAAAATAAACAAAGCAATGTTTGATTTAAAAACTCAAATGATTCCTGTGGTAGAATCGTTGATGCCAACATTTGTTGCTCTTACTAAATTATTACCTCCTATATTTTCTGGAATAGGAACTGCGTTGGAAATTCTAACAATGCCTTTTACATTTATCGCAGGAATAATTGAACAAATAACTAATCTTTTTTCGGATACATCCGATGAAATAGGAAATGCAACAGACCAAACAAGTTTACTCGCAAGTATGTTTGATGGTTTTGGTAGTTCACTTAAAACAATATTCGGAATGATAGTGGGTGGGTTCTTAATCTTCAAAGGATTTGGTGGAATATTTTCATCATTATTTGGAATTATAGGAAAAGGACTAATTGGATTAGTAGGAGGTGCAGAAAAACTTGCTGGTTTTATAAGTGGTGTATTTAAAACATTAAGTCCGAGTAAAATAAAAAATGTGCTCGGTGGAATGAAAGATGGATTGTTAAAAGTAGGCACAACATTTAAAGATAGTTTAGGAAAAGCATTTACTGCATTAAAACCAAGTAATATAAAAGATACTTTGGGTGGATTGAAAACTGCTATGAGTGGAGTTGGTGGATCATTAAAAGATTCACTTAAAAATGCATTTACTGCATTGAAACCAAGCAATTTAAAAGATTCACTTGGTAAATTAAAAGGTAAATTACAAACAATATTCAACAAAACACCAACACCCGGAGGAGATGATACTAAAAAATTAGAAGATGCATCAAAAAAGATTACAGGAAGTTCTGATGACGTTACAAAATCAGGTTCTAAGTCAAAGAAAAGTTCCAGTATGATTAAAAACTTTAATAAATTAGACACCAAAAAATTGATTCAGGCAGCCGGTGCTTTGGTAATACTTGCAGGTGCTTTATGGGTTACTGCAAAAGCATTTCAAGAATTTGGAAAAGTAAATTGGAAAAATGCCTGGCCTGGATTTCTTGCTCTTGGTGCGTTGGTATTGGCTGCGAAAGCACTTGAAAAAGGAAGTATGTCAATGATTAAAGGTGCGGCCGCAATTGCTTTACTTGGAGTTGCACTTATACCGGCCGCATTTGCATTTCAAATGTTTGGTGATGTTTCTTGGAAAGATGTAATATTTGGTGGACTTGCACTTGGTGTATTGGCTGCGGCTGCTTTTGGATTAAGTTTCATCGCAGTACCTGTTGCAATTGGTGCTGGAGTATTAGCATTACTTGGTGCATCGTTAATACCACTTGCATTTGCATTGAATTTAACCGCACCTGCATTAGAAGAATTTGGAAAAATATTTTTAGGTTTTGCATCTATAATGGTAGGTGCATTGAAATTGGTAATTGATGGACTTGTAAGTTTTGCGAAAATTGTAGGTGGTGTAATAATAGGAGTTGTTGAATCTTTATCGGGAATTATTACTGCAATG